TTATTCTTAATGACTTGCTCTTCGTATTCGCAACGAATTAAATATCGCTCCATGTCGCCAGTTGTTAGCGCACATTTCTCGGCTAAATGATAGGCCACATTATTGCAATCGCCAAAAGTGGTGTCAATTCTGGTGTAAAATTCCCTTTCAATGTTCATTTGCCTTGTCCTTTATATTTTTTTGGTTGAAATTTTTTTGCTTTCGCTGCTCTGCCAGTCTTTCGCTTTCCGAAATTTACTTTTATTTTCTGCGCCGTTGCTTTTGCCTTTGCCATTATAGTGATGTGGTTGTTTCTATGACTCTAAGTCTGTTTTGAACTTCTGTTATTTCGGTTGCACTTACTACAAGTTGTAAGCCTCTCAATGCCTCTGCCATGTTTATGCTGCTATCAATCGCCGCATCTGGTGTAATCATTCCGCCGTTAGCAAATCCAGGGACTCCGATGCGCTTAAATGTATTTGAGCCACCTAAAGCCGCTTGTTGTCTTTGATTTAATATAACCTCGCCAGTTTTAATTGTTGCTAATAAGTTGTCGCCATTTTTTCTGCGAATAGGCATTCCCATTCCAGAGCCAATTCGTGTGCCAGATAAACCGCCATTTGCAAAGCCGTCAATTAATCCGCCCTCTGCGAATTGTGGGACTTCTACGGCTCTAATCTCTCGCACTCTTTGGTAACCTTGCAACAAAGCAATACCCGCATTGATAGGCGCTAAAATTGAGCCAATAAATGGAATCTTTGATGTTGACTCGTAAATGTTTTGAGCGGATGTAAGTGTGCTAATAATTGTTGAGGCAATTGCCAATGCTTTTCCCGCTTTTGTATTTTCGCCTAATAATTTAGATAAAGCCATGAATGATTGACCAACCGCATTTATGGCCTCGATTCTTGCTTGTGCGGTTGCTTTCTCAATTGCAACAATGGCTGCATTGTTTTTAGCAATCTCAACTTTCTTTTGCTCTTCAGTTTTGGTTGTATCTGCTAAAATTAAAGCGTTTTTATTTTGAATGATTGCAATTTCGGCTGCGTTTTGTTGCTCTAATGTTGTTGCCTCAACTTGCGCCAATTCCAATTCAAATTGCAATTTTTGCTCATCTAATTGCTTTTGCTTATCATCATTTTCAATCTTATTGTCAGTAACAAGGTTTTGATTGGCAATTTTTAGCGCAGTGATTTGGTCATCATAAGCACCAGTAATTCCATTAAATTCCTCAAGTCGAGCAATTTCCTCGTTGTTTCTATCTATCTGCGATTGTTTTAAAGCGTCATCATATTGCTTTCTGGTTAATAATCCATTTGCAAATTGTTGTTTTAAATTAGCCTCAAATTGCTATACTACAAAATCAAAATGCTATAATATTAGCAGATACAAAGAAAACAGAAGAGCAAAAGAAAGTTGAGATTGCAAAAAATAATGCTGCAATTGTTAAGATTGAACAAGACACTGCAAAAGCCAGAATTGAGGCGTTGACATCGGTTGGCCAATCGTTCATGGCATTATCTAAAATATTAGGAGAGAACACAAAAGAGGGAAAAGCATTGGCAATCGCTGCGACAATTATAAGCACGTTGACATCTGCGCAAAATATTTATGAGTCAACATCTAAAATCCCTTTTGTCGGCTCAATTTTAGCGCCTATAAATGCGGGAATTGCTTTGTTGCAAGGTTACCAAAGGGTGCGAGAGATTAGAGCCGTAGAAGTGCCACAATTCGCTGAGGGCGGATATGTTGACGGCTTTGCAAATGGCGGTTTATCTGGGACTCGAATTGGCTCTGGAATGGGAATGCCTATTCGCAGAAAAAATGGCGATAATTTATTAGCAACAATCAAAACTGGAGAGGTTATTTTAAACCAAAGACAACAAGCGGCTTTAGGTGGCTCAAATACATTTAAACGCATTGGAGTCCCTGGATTTGCTAACGGCGGGATGGTAACTCCAGACGCTGCGATTGATAGCAGTATAAATATTGCAGAGGCATTGAAAGGCTTACAATTAGTAGTAAGCGCAACCGAAATAACAGAAGTTCAAAACAGACTTAGAGTTATAGAAACAAGTACATCATTATAATGGCAAAGGCAAAAGCAACGGCACAAAAAATCAAAGTAAATTTCGGGAAACGAAAGACTGGCAGAGCAGCGAAAGCAAAAAATAAACAAGTTAAAAAATATAGAGGACAAGGTAAATGAACATTGAAAAGGAATTTTACACCAGAATCGACACAACGTTCGGGGATTGCAACAATGTTGCCTATCATTTAGCTGAGAAATGTGCGCTAACAACTGGCGACATGGAGCGATATTTAATCCGTTGCGAATATGAAGAGCAAGTGATTAAAAATAAAAAAAGCAAAATGATTATTTATGCTGACTTAGCAGAGAAATATTGCAAGTCGATTCATTCTGTCATCTATATTGTAAAGAAAATCTAATTGTAAAAAGTTTACAAAAAGCATATTTCTATTTCAGCTAACTTTGTTAACATGGAAATTTACAATTTGCTAATAAATAAAGACATTGGAACTGACAAAGGTGAATTGTCGGCTGACTATGTCAGAGCAGAAATTGCAAAGGCTCAAAATCAGGGGTCAAAAGAAATTCGATTGATTATTAACTCACGTGGCGGCAGCGTTTACGAGGGTTTTTCTATTTACAATGACTTGCAGGACGCAGGTCTAAAAATCACCGCTTACATTCATGGTTTTTGTGGCTCAATTGCAACTCTAATTGCATCTGCGGCATCTTATGTGGAAATGTCTGAGACTGCTCAATATATGATTCACAATGCAAGTGGCGGAGCGCAAGGAACTGCAAACGAAATTAAGTCAACGGCTGAGGCTTTGTCTCAAATCGACACAATCCTTGCTCAGAATTACGCTAAAAAAACAAACAAATCAATTGAGGACATCATGGCAATGATGGACAAAACAACTTACATGACGCCATCACAAGCCAAAGAAATGGGATTTGTTGACGCAGTAAGGATGCCAATTGCAGCATACGGAAAATTTAACGACAAAATAAAAATGGATAACAATTTCAAAAACAAAATTGCCTCTGCTTTCAAGGCTATTGAAGAGGCATTAACTGGCGCAGAGCCAACAAATTTCGTTGAGCCATTGGCAGACGGAATGACAATTCTTTACGGAGAGGGTGAATTAGAAGTAGGTAAACCAGTTTACATTAACGCAGAAATGACCGAAACCGCTCCAGAGGGCGAGCATGCTTTAGCAGCAGGAAAAATCATTATCGTTGACGCAGCAGGCGTAATCGTTGAAATTCGTGAAATCGAAGTAGAGGTTGTTTCTGAAGCGACTAACAAAGTTGAAGAGTTAACTGCACAAGTTGAGTCATTAACTGCGGAAATCACTGCATTAAAAGAAGAGAAAGTAACTATTGAAACTGCAAGCGCAGCATTCAAAGCGAAAATGGACAAAGAGTTCAAAGCATTAAAGTCATTAGTTGAAACGGCTGAGACTAAAGTAGTAAACGCAGCAGCAGCAAAGGCAGAGGTTAAAACGTCTCCATTTGACTTAGTAGCAGCAAATTTAAAAAAGCAATATTAATTTAAACAAAAAATAAAACAACAAGAAAATGGCAGATGTATTAGACATTAACGTTAGTTGGGCAGGGCAACAAGCTAACGAGGTTTTAATTAAACCAACGTTTTTAACTCCAGAGTTACAAAACGAATTCAGAATCATTTTAGACATCAAATCTAAAAGACAATTAGCATTAGACACAATTCTTTCTGGCGTAGTTCGTCCGTCTGTTGGTTGCGGTCGTGATAATGCAGGCGATGTTGTTGACATCACTGAGAAATTTATTGAAGTATGTGATTTGAAAGTAAACTTAGACCAATGTGCTAAGAACTTGAAAAACACTTTCATGGAAGAGTATTTGAGAACTGGAAACGAGGCTCAAAACTTAGAGGGAACTATCGTTGAGAACTACATTATCGAGAAAGTAACAAACGCAGTGCGTTTAGACGTTTACGATATTGCTTGGTTTGGTGATGAGAACTCAACAAATGACACTTTAGCTTCATGTACTGGTATCTGGACTCGCTTAATCGCAGGTGCAAATGCTTACGATGTTGAAAAGGTAACGATTGCAAGCACATTAGCTGACTGCACTGCATTAGACACATTGCGTTCTATGTACGAAGCAGCACCAGACATTTTAGACCAAATGCCAGAGGGCGATAAATATTTCGCTTTAACCAGAGAACTTTATGACAATTATTTGACTTGTCGTGAGGATGCTTGTTGTGGTGATAAGTCATGGGATATGGTTGAGGCAGGTGCGAGAATGTTAATGTTCAGAGGCATTCCAGTTTACAAGAAATCACGTTGGTCTCAAATTATCAATGCTAACAATATGAACCACAAACACAGAGCGGTTTATACTTACAAAGAGAACTTGGTAATTGGTACAGATGCGATTTCTGACACAAATACATTAGATTTCTTTTATGATAAAAGAGACAAAATGAATTACATCGATGCTGAGTTCAAAATGGGAACTCAATACATCTATGGCGATTTATCTGTTATTGCTTTATCATAATTATTTAACTTAAAAAAAAGGAGACAACAATATGCCATGTGGAATAGTTAGTGGATTAGCCTGCGCAACTTGCGAAGATTTGCAATCAGTAGGTGGAATAAAAGCCAAAAACATTTATGTGGGTTCACTATCGGATTTAACCGATAGTGGATTTACCACAGATTCTGAGGGCGTTGTTACTGCAATAGGTTTACAACCATACAACTATCTTTACAAGTTCTGCGCAAAAACAAAAAGTGCAGGTGCTTCTCAAGAATTGGTTACTGGCGAAAACAATATCAAATCGTTTACACAAACGATTACTGGTAAATTTCAGCAACAAACTCAGGATGCCAAAAATGTTTGGGATAATTTAAAATTAATTGACGATTTATTCGTTGTAGTTGAAAAGACAAATGGTACTTTTGAATTGTACGGAAAATCTGCGGGATTAGAAATCACTGCGCTTACAAAAGCGACTGGAGTTTTGATTGGCGATGACAATGCGTTCAATATCACTTTGTCTCAACCAATGGGCGGAGAGTCAGAATTAGCACCAGATTTCTTTGTAACAAGCTACCAAGCTACAAAGGCTTATTTGGAGAGCAAAATTGCTTAATTAGTTTTAACAAAATGTTTGGAGAGGCGATGTGGTTAACCATGTCGCCTCTCTTTTTTTTGTGATTTTTTACTATATTTGCCTTATGACAATACCAGAAATAAAAATTCATGTAAGTTCGCATGGCGGACAAGCAATGGACAGAAAAGACATTGTTTGGCATTTAATATTTGATATGTACAAAAGACAAACTGGAAATAGATTATCGACTGGATGTGGGTCGTGTTATAAAAGAGCATACAGATGGCTTCAAAATCAGTAATTTATCAAATATACTTTGATGACAAAACAAAGAAATATGTTAGTCCAAATGCTATTGGATATGACAATTCTATTTATGAGGGCAAACCATTTCAGCCTGCATTTGAGAATCACGTCATTAGAGAACTAATTGAGCAGGGCAAGCATAAAGAGGCTGAATACTTTGGCGTTTTTTCGTGGCAGTTTGAATCAAAAAATTCTTATTGGCTTAAAAACTTAGAGGCAGACGTTAAAGATGCTGACATATACACGTTTTATCGCTTGCACACGCAACCAAATGTCTGGCGAGTGGCTGAGAATTGGCATTCTGGTATTATTGAGACGGCTCAATATATTTTTAACCAATTCAATGGCCTAAAAATAGACCGATTAAACACTCCGACCATTTATCAAAATGCCCACGTTACACGCTCTGAGATATACGAAGAGTTCGTTTGCACATGGTTAATTCCTTTAATGGATATAATGGCTCAGACCGAAGATAAATGGCTACAAAATAGATTATATACAGACACTAAATACAAATGGGGTCGATTTTCAAAAGAAAAAATAAAGGCAATCACTGGCGTTGAGTTTTATCCGATGCACACGTTTATTTGTGAGCGGTTTTTCTCGACATTTTGTGCAACTAAAAACTATAAAATAAAACATTTATGCTAAAGGTAAAATTGACGAGCAATTATGCTACGTCTGAAGTATTAGCGAGCGAGGTCATGCGACAATTTGCACCAAAAAAAGAAGTTAAACCATTTAAGTTTACCAATTCAAATGACTATGACTTGTTATTTATATTCAATGATACCACAGAACAGATAAAAGACCCTGCAAAAACGTTTGCATTTGCTCAAGAACCAAGTTGGTCGGCAAATTATAAGGATTGGACTGGGCAAGTGGCTGAGTTTATTGCGCCAGTGAATAACCAATTGCCAATGATGTTTAATTGGAGTGGCTTAGATTATGAAGATGCAATGAATTTAAAAGCCCAAAAAACTAAAAAATGCAGTTTTATAGTGGCCAAACAAGAGCCGAGAGAGGGAACGTTGTATCAATTCAGAAACGAATTGGTTGAAAAGATATTAGCATCGGATTTGGACGTGGATATTTACGGCAAAGGTTGGGACATTAAAGATGCCAGATACAAAGGCGAATTAAAAGACAAAAAAGACGGCTTAATTGATTACCACACGTCTATTTGTATTGAAAATTCAATTGAGGATTATTACGTAACTGAGAAATTTTGGGATATTGTGATTTGCAATGCGTTTCCGATACCTTATTCGGCGATTGCTGAAAATACAATGCAACGTTTAGAGGCTATTATTTCGCTTGCAAGCATGGGCGATTCAGAAAAACTTGTTGAAGAGCAAAAAGAATATTACTTTAGCGACTTAAATATTTATAATTACATTAAAACCAAATGCCAATCTGCATAACTTTCGGGACTAAGGATTATCAACAAGCTATCGATAAATTACATAAATCCATGAGCAGATTTATGTACACAAAAACGTTTAGCGAGAAGAGTGTTGAAATGCTTTTTGATGCTTACCCCGAGCATCTTTATTCGTCTCGGGGTTATGGTTGGTGGCTTTGGAAACCTTATTTGATTGACTACATTTTGAGCATCATTGACGAGGGCGAATATGTCATGTATTTGGACTCAACAATTGAATGCTTAAAAAATCCAAATGACTTAATAAAAGAGGGCGAAAATATAAAGCTATTTCATAATGGCCAAAAGCACATTGATTGGTGCAA